TTAGGTTTCACTCTCTTCGCAGTTACTTGAATATTTCTAGATCTTACATTGTATAAAACATCAATACCTACAACCTTAGTTCCCAAATCAATAACTTGTTGACCAGCTGATAATTCTAGACCAAACTCTCTTTCTACACCAGTTTCTTCAAATGTTTGTCTTATTGTATTTTGAATATCACTAGTAGTGGTAGTAGTAGTGGTAGTAGTGGTCGTATTTCCCTGTTGATTTACATCAGTATTGCTACTTGAATTTGAAGAAAGAACTTGATGACCAATAACGTCTTCATCAATTAATGTAGCACTATCTCTTCCATTCCAAGTGGTTTCATGTGAATTCCAGAAACTCGATGCCATTCCACCATTTTCACGATCTTCAACTCCTAATAATTGTGATATTGCGTCAAATGCATTATCAATTTCAATAGTCTGAGGGACTAAAGGAATTTCTTCTATCCAAAAATCAGAACTAGGAACTAACTCAATAGCACCAACAAATACATCAACAAGAAATGGATTTAAATTCTCTGTTCTAGTTGCGTTTGGTTGTGATAAAAATTCTGATTCAGTGTATTTTAAAGTTAAGGCAGCACCACCTCTGGTTATATTACCATCGGTAAAATCATTAACAAAATTATAATCTGTAGTTGTAGGATTTGCTGCAGTACTTACTGTTTCAAATACTAGTCCAACATTTCTCTCTGTTGATCTTGGTCTTAATTCACTTTTTTCAATATCAATATCAAACTTAGATTCTCCAGTTAAATTATGAGATGAATGATTTCTAAAGTTATCAACAAAGAAACCAGATTTAAATTTATCTAATCCTGTATTTGGATCCTTAACAGATAAGTTTTTAGTATCAGTTTCTAATAATGATAATGTTGTATAATTTTCTAAATTTTTAATTCTATTTTCAAGACTGCCTATATCCCTCATGGTAAATCTCTTATGAGGAACTGTTTTTACTAAAACTTCAGATTGTGCACTTCGAATATATGGTGGAAGTTTAATTGTTGCTACTTGGAATGCACCTTCATTAGGTAATGGTGATTTTGGTGATCTAGATGGTGTTCCTTCTTTTGTAATAAATGTTCCTTCTTTGGTTAGATATAATCTATCAATTCTTCCTTGATAATAAGAATAATCAACAACTACAGTTTTACCAGATACTACTGATTCTGAATTTGTTGATGCAAAACTTCTAGAAGCAAAAGAAAATGGTGAAATACTACTTCCTGTATTGTATGATGCAACTCTAGGTCTAAAATCAATAAAATCAGAAGCATAATTATCAAAAACATATGGTATGTCTTTTGAATAATCAAGGGTATTATAACTATTAACTGTTTCTATATTTCCAGATGTTTCATCATTAACAAGATTATCAAATACAACTCTTAATTTACGAGTAGGTTTTTCAACATTTGATTTCCTGATAAGTCTAGAAAAATCAGCAAATTCAACTCTTTGCCCATTATCTAAATCAAAGTTCTTAAGAATATTCCTATCACCAGGTGTAACTCCAGTTATTGTAGCAAAGATACCAGAGGTCTTCAGAGAGATGTTTTCACCAACTTCAAAGGTATTTTCGTTTTCATAAACAAAAGACAACTGAGTCGCTTGTACGACCACTACACGAGCAACTGCACCTGATGAACCACCAACAAATTGCTCACCAACGGTTACATTTCCAGTAAAAGTAGCAGTTTGATCTGTAACACCAATTAATGGTAGATCTGGATCAGTAGAATCATTTGATTCAAGAACTGCTAAAACACGAACTACATCTGGAACATTTAATGATATTTCTTCATCTTGAACTCTTGTTCCATACACACTACTTGCTGTCAATCCATCGTTAAAGGTTGTAGTAGTAATTCCAGAACCACTTAAATCAGATCTATTAACAATTAAGTTATTACATCTTGTTAGTGATTTTTCTTTTGATGATAATTTGCTTCTTCTTACTGCAACAGTTAGTTTTGCAGTACCACTTGCATCTGATAATCCACTGATAGTAACTGTCTTAAGACTTGTATTTACATCCACCATTGGTGTTAAAAGTTTTTCTACCACATTATCAAGTTCTAAAACATAATTAGATGTACTGAATGGTTCAAAGAAAAGGTTACTTGTATCACCACTAAGATCACTATCAATATTAAAGGTGGCAACTCTTCCACTAAAACTCTTTGTAATTTGCTTTCTTGTAATATATGAACTATCTAAAACATTCATGGATGAGACATACTTGTCTGCTAATTTAACTCTAAAACCAGGATCATCAGATTCTTTTAAAGTTGGAATTGCTACAGTAATACCTGTAGGTGAACTATTGGTTACTGCTCCAGTACATATTCCAGTAAGTGATTGGTTTGCTGCGAGAGTAACGCTATCTTTAGTAACAGCTGTTACTGTATTAAATGTAGGGTCAGTAAAACTAGGTAATGGGATTGATATGATATCATTAACTTTTAATTGACTTCTAAAATCTGCAATTGCTCCACAAGACATAGTATTTCCACCAGCGATACTAAACTCTATACCTTCGTTGAATACTTGTTTATTACGATCTAAAACTGTATCTGCTGTAAATCCAGATGAACCTACTGCTTTTACATCTTCAAAATTATTGTCAGTGGTACTTACTATGTTATTTCCTGAATCCACCCCATTAATAATTAATGGTTCATTAATTTGAAATAATCCAGTAACATCACGAAGAGTAACTGAAGTTGCATTACTTACTGCTGCAACTGCATATCCAACAGATCCACTAAATTTACCTTTTACATGGGAGTGAATTCCAGTAGAAAAACTATTTGCAGTTGTTAGAACTGTATAAAGTTGAACATCATATACTTTTAAATCGTATGTTGATAATGAAGCAGATGTTCCTACTATTGTTTCAGAATAATCAAAAACTCTTGCATCTCCAATTACAGTACCTGCAGCTGCTTGATTTAAACCTAATCTTCTATCTCTCAAACTGATTGATGCGTTTGCATCAAATCCAATGCTTGGTGTTCCTTTTATATTTGTAACTTGAATTGAATTTCCAATTCTAATTGGAACACTTTGATTTTCAACTAATTTAGTGGTTCTTGGTTTTAATACATCAAGAGATGTAGAAGATATTTTATCAACCTCATAACCTCTTACATATGCCTTTCCTGAAGAAATTTGTAAACTAAGTATATCATCTGCAGGTGTGTTACCATTTTGTGTTTGTTGTGAATCTAGATATATTCCTCTATTACCAATTCTATCGTTTAAAGATTCTCTTGCACTGACTGAAAATGGTTTGATATAGTAATCTCCAGATTCATCATAAGTTCTTCTTGCCAATTCATCTGCAAAAATATTATATTCTGTTTTGGTTACTATTTCTTTTACAACACCATTTTCTACTCTTAATAATTCAACAAAATCGCTATCATTATTATCTGTTAAAAGTTTTTTATATAAAACTGTTGATAATTTAAATCGATCTGCACCTGGTGCTGATTCATTAGAAAACCCTTTTGCATTATCGTATAAGTCAGAATTTACAGATGATGGGCCCACTGTTTCTTCTTTTAATAAAAATCCAACTCTATAACTTGGAGTATTTGAATATTGATCTAATATTACTGTTGAAGATACATTTTTTACAAAAAATCCACGGATGAAAAATACACCTTCACTTACTGAAAACGCAGATCCAGTAGATGTTGAATTGGATACGATACATCTCGCAAATTGACTATTTGCTACTATACTTGTGTTTAGATAATTGAAAGTTGATAGAGTTATTAAATTTTCACCGTCTAAAAAAGTACTAGTAGTACCATCTGTTCCTGATTTTGTATACTTAACGTATAAAGTATCGAATCCATCAACCGATTCAGATGATGTTAATCTATTAATTACTGTTGCTTCGACTCCTGATGTCTCTCCTTGTATTTTTATTTTACCGTCTGATATGATTTTAGTATAGTTATTAACTGGAATGTTTAAAAAATTAGGATCTATCTTTACCGCAAAATACTCAGAATCATAAGAAGTTCCACCAGGAATTATCATGGAACCTTCTTTGAAGAAGTGTTGTCCAAATTTTTCAACCTGATTCTGAAGAATTGACTGTAGTGTGGTTAATTCTCTTGCTTGGACTGGAAATCCAGGTTTAAATAAAACCTTTTGATAGTTTTTACTATCGACAAAATCGTCAAAATAGGGAGAAACATTTAAATTTGTATTTTGTGGCATCTTTTTAGAACTCTATGACTATTTTTACTTCTTCTTTTTGTGAAGATGTTCTTGTTACTGGTGCTCGATTATCGATGTATATAATTTCACCAGAATATTTTTTAACATCTGGACTTGCTTTTCCTAAATTAAATGTCTGCCCCAGAGAGACATTTTTTCCACCAACTACAATTGAACTTTGATTGTTAAATGATGTATCAACAATTAAATTTTCAGGTGATCCTCCAGAAATAGCAGTTCCAAGTCCAACAAAATCAAGTTTTTTATAAGAATATGTTGAAAGAGTAGAAAAACCAACTGGTTGATAATATTTTAGAATTCCAGTATCTGGATTCCAAGATGCAACATAACCAACTGCAGTAGAACCAACTCCTACTTTTTGTGTAATTAACGCATTTGGACTGTAAGTAACATTTGAAGTAGTAAGTCCTGATGAAGCATCAGGTTTTAACTTTAATGCACTTAAATTAGTTGCAGTCGTATTATTTAGAAGGTCAGTTCCACCAAATTGTAGAGGATTTTTAACCATACCTACACGAGAAAAGTCATTACCAAGAACATAATCTGGAACATCATCAACATTATTATCATATTTTGAATATAACATAACTCTAAATCCACCTAGTTCACGATATATGTCTGCACCATGTCCACCTTTAGGTGGTATTACGACCTCAAATTCTGCTCCAGTTCCTACTATAAGAGTTTTTCCACCAAATGTACCTGCTTCAAATCTAACTGAAGCATATGTGTATCCTGTTCCACCGACAACACCTGATATACTTTCTACAACTCCACTATTAATATTAATTGTTACTGTTCCACCCGTACCGTCTCCAGTGATTGGGATACCAGAAATTGTTCCAGTTGATGAAACTGTTCCGCTATCGTCAATGCTATATCCAGATCCACCGTTTTTTATAACAACAGTTTCAACTTTTCCATCAATAGCAGCATCCTTTACATTGGAAGTTGTAGTATCACCCCATTCCTTTGGTAAAGGTATATAAGTAGTAGTTACAAATTTGACTATATCTGATGGTGAAATGGTATAAAGAAATTTCCATAAGTAACCGTCTGAACCATTTCCAGCTTCTTGAGGAACTGTGTTTGTATGGGTTGGTTCAAATAATGATTTTTGACCATTTGGATTATCTGGATTAGAACCATTGTTAATACACAAATATAGGTTAAATTCAGAGTTCAATACAAAATAATTTGATCCATATAAGGTAGTAGACTTGGTTTGTGGTGTAAGATTAGTAGATGAATAGTTATTCCTATACATCTCATATATCGTCCCTGTTTGCCAATCTAGTCTAGGTATAACTCTTCTTACATCATTTGAAGTTACTTTTTTTAAGAAAAGCATACTATCATAATAAAAATTCTCTTGATCAAAAGCATCTACAGGATTAGGTACAGGATTTCCCCAATCTGAAGCACCATAATTTTTTACGTCAATATTTTTCGGATTTGGGTGTCCCAAAAAGGTATAATAGTTATTATTTCCAGTTGTGCCAATACCTACAAAACTGTCTACAAAAGTTTCTGCGTTTAATATTCGATATTGATCAGTGATTATTGCGGGCATTGATACTTACATTTTTGATTATTTATACCTGTTATGTATAAAGTGTTGAGACGGGTAATGTTCTGATCACTTGAGCAGATGTTTCAATTCCTACTAGTCCATTTTGATTATGGAAAGTAAATGACTTAGAATTGTTATTTCGAGAAATACCGATTGATCCCCAACTGTAAGTTCCAAACTTAAAGTGAGTTGACAATCCTGTTGTATTAATTCCTGCGATAGAACTAACATTTGCAAAAACTCTTGTAATAGAAGAACCAACTGATACATGGTGTTCAGCAAAATACACACTATCTAAGAAAGTATTTCCAACACCAACAGTTTCTGGCCCTGAAGATGTAGTTCTAATTCCAGTAACACCATTTCCAGTAAAGGTATTTTTAATTACAAAGTAATCACCTGTAGTTATACCAGACCTTGTTATCTCATTTTGTCCAGGACTTGCTGAATATATTGTAGGATCTGGTTTAATTTCAAAGAATAGAGCAGGCCCAGTAGTATTAATACCAACTGCACTAGTTCCAATTCCAACTACAATTCCATAATCTCCTGCATAAGTTACTCCTTTAATTGATTCTACAACTGCAGTTGTTCCTAAACCAACAATGTTTATATCATTTTTAGTTTGAC